TTCACTCAGATTATAATAAAAATTGAGAATAAGACAAAAAGGGTTTATGTTGTTGATAAATCAGAGGGTTACACGTTTTAATTAAAGTGGGTTTTAGTTACAAAGTTACAGATAAGTTACAGTTTGGTTACACATTAAGTAAACAATGTAAGTATAATAATAACAATAAGTTAAATAATGACAGTTACAGAGTTACAGATTATTCTTCTATATAGAAGAAGAAGAAGAAGAAGAAGGTATATATATATATATATATATATATATAGGATTGTTGCCCATATACGGGATTTTATCTGTAACTCTGTAACCATTTTATAAGTTCAATAAAATCAATACTTTACAACAGTTACAGATTAAAAACCAAAGTGTAACCAATCTGTAACCAAAAAAAAAGGAGAAAGAATGGATATAAATCAAAAAATCGAATATGTGAAAAAACAACTTGCTATTACCCCTAATAATAACAAGTTGAGAATCGAATTGAAGAGGTTAATTGCCGAACGTAACGACCGGTTAGATATGCTGTTAACTCCTAATGTTAACCAGACAAAAAAAACTGAAATAATAGAAACAACAACGGATACAACCTCAACGGAGTCACTTCAAATAAACAACAAAAAAATTTACTTTACCAGCGAAAAACTCAATGAAGGCTTCTGGTGGGATTATGCGACGGGTCTCGCAACGTTCGACAGCGGAGCTGTTTATACCGAACAAGAGGTAAGAGCCCTCTGCGAGCAAAACATACCAACACAAGTATTAACAACAATACATTCGCAAAAAAAAATATTCCCCCAGCTCCGCTATGTTGACACAATCGTCAAAGGCGGGCAATCAGACTATCAACAAGAAGATGAATTAGATTTATTATTCAAAAATTTGAAAGGGTAACAACAATGGACAAACGCACAACACTACAAGAGCAGATAATGTCTGTTGAACGGGCTTTTATCCTGCTTCAAAAGGTTTACAATCACCGTGTTAAGCTTAAAGAGTTAACCGAAAGCGAAGCCACTCAACAACTGGAATTAATCAATGAAGCACTCAAGACATTAAGAAAGCTTGATGAATACGGTGGGCTGCCGAACGTGCGGCATAAATATTTATCACAGATTCGGTATAAAGACCAGATGCGAAACAATCAGCAGTTCCGGGAGAACAGATTGAAATATTTCAAGGAATACTACCAGAAGAACAAAGAGCGAATTAAACTAAGGAACATTCAGAAAGGGCAGTAATGACAGTATTCATATCAGGAAAGATATCAGGTGAGCCTTATGAAAAGGTAAAAGAGAAGTTTGTGAGGGCTGAATTTGTGCTGCGACGCAAGGGCTATACAATCGTGAATCCTATCAGGTTTGTGCCACCTACCGCAACACACGAACAAGCGATGAAGTTATGTATAGCCAACCTTGCAGGGGCTTGCGACACAATCTATATGTTAAACGACTGGGAACAATCCGAAGGTGCGGTTCTTGAGCATCTTATTGCAAAGGCGTGCGGCATCAGAATAATATACGAGGATGTATGTTAAGGGAATATCAGAAAGAGCTCGCACGAAGAGCCTATAATATATTAAAAAACCTTCGGATTGTGTATCTTGCAGCAGAAATGCGGGTAGGCAAGACGTTAGTAGCACTCGAAGCAGCGAAACTCCTGAACGCCCGCACCGTGCTGTTTATTACAAAGAAGAAAGCCATTCAGTCAATAATAGACGATTACAACAGGGAAGTATACGGGTTCCAACTAACTGTAACCAACTACGAACAAGCCGGGAAATTAAGTCCTATGTTCGATGTAATCGTTGTTGATGAAGCTCATAGTCTTGGAGCCTTTCCAAAGCCATCCAAAAGGACTGTAATAATTAAGAACTTAGTCAGGCGTAACTATCTGATTCTACTATCAGGCACACCATCCCCGGAGAGCTATTCACAGCTCTATCATCAATTCTGGGTAAGCGAATGGTCGCCATTCGCAGAGCAGAATTTTTATCATTGGGCAAAGAGCTACGTGAACGTGAAAGAGGTGATGTATAACGGCGTTGCACATAAAGACTACTCCCGGGCAAACAAGGAATTAACAATGAGCGGGCTCAAGCCCTACTTCATCACCTACACACGTGAGCAGGCAGGATTTATCCACAACAACGTGCAAGAGACTATCATAACGGTCCCGATTGATAACAAGATATACACTCTTGTTGATATATTACTACGGAAGTTCTATTATAGATTCACTGATGGTAGGGAGGTAGTATGCGACACGGCTGTGAAGCTGCAATCGAAGATACATCAGATATTCTCTGGGACCGTCAAGACTGAGGACGGCGGCTATAAGATTCTTGACCCTTCAAAAGCCGAATACATCCGGGATAATTATCAAGGCTTGAAGATAGCAGTATTTTACAAGTTCGTTGCCGAGGGCGAAGCATTAAAAACCGTGCTGCCCAATATAACCGACAATCCTGAAGAGTTTCAATCAACAGACAAGATATTCGTCTCGCAGATACAGTCTGGCAGCATGGGGATTAATCTATCAGCCGCAGACGTGCTAATATTCTACAACATTGACTTTTCGGCAGTTCAATACTGGCAAGCAAGGGCACGGCTCCAAGCACTTGAGCGAACCAGGATCCCCCAAGTTCATTGGCTGTTCTCTGAGAACGGAATCGAGCACAAGGTCTATCAATGTGTCCAAAAGAAAAAAGATTATACTAACTATTACTTCAAAAAGGATTATCTGAATGGCAAAAGAGAGTATCTTGCAAAGCAAGATTCTAAAGTGGCTTCGCAGCAACGGACATTATGCTGAGAAGATAATACTTGCATCCCGGCGTGGCACAGCAGATATAATCAGTTGTGTTAATGGTTATTATGTCGCAATCGAGGTGAAATCACCTGGCAAACAATTAACAGACTTACAACAATACCGTCAACGATGTGTTCAGGAAGCAGGGGGGATATACATCGTTGCACATACTCTTGAAGATGTTCAACAAACAATAAAGGAGCTCAATGGCAGACGAACAAGAGAAGACAGTATTCGATTATCTTGAATACAACGATCTAAACGAAGGAATGAAGCTCATAGCCGATGAGCTTGGATTCGAAGCAGCGAGGAAGCTAATAGAGAACTACCCCAACGAAACGATTTACATCCCGCAGTTACGTTCATTACTACGGAACGCTATTAAGAAACATATGACAGCACGGCTTAATACAGGCAAACGGGTTGACCTGACACACTACAAACGCCGGCTTGGCTGTAGTTATCGCTACCTGCAATATATTGTTAATGAAATTTACAAGGAAAGAAAGAAGAAAAATAATAAAAACAACTTAGAAAGTTAAAAATATTTAGCAAAAAACTTCTTTACCAACTCACCAATACTCTGGATATCAGCCTGTTGCAACACAAGGTAAGGTCTAGCAGGAATGTTAATCACCCTTGCACCCACCGACATACCCTGTTGAATACCCTGAGCGAGTCTCTGTCTTGCCGTCATTTTCTTGAACTTCCCGGTTTTGCTTTTTGCCCTCTTGAATGTCTCACTCCTTGCAGCCTGATGAATTTGCCCTCCGAACTGGTGAATAGCAGCATAAGGCAGATTGGTAGCGAGCTTGATTGTGAATCCCTTCCCCGGGCCATTCCGTTCAACGATAACCTGAATCGAATTGAGCAGCAACCCCTTATCTCTTAACGTCTTGCCTCCCTGTTTAATAGCTCGCTTGGAAGGCTTCCACGGCGTTTCCCCTCCACCCCATATATCAGAGCCATAACGTCCCCCTGTCTGGAAGTTCGTAACAATTGATCTACGGACCACAGCAATAATCTGTGGATATATCGGGCTTAAATCAATGTTGTTAAATTTATTGAATAACTGCTGTCCCCAGTTCGATATTTCATCTTCGATTCTCAATTACCTCCCGGAGTTTCTTTCTTATCGGCTCTGCGTATTTATTCATATCAGGCTTCCAGGCTTTTATTCCTGGTTCAATTCCAAACCCCTTATCGGGCTTAACGCTCGTCCAGTTTTTTCCATCCTCAACCTTAACATCGTCATTTTTCGAAACCGCAACCCACGTGGAGCGGCAGTTAAAATGGCGTGGCGTTTGATTAGATAGATAGAATTTGTCTTTGTGGTGGAACACCTTACCGTTCAACTGCCTGCAACCTGACGTGGTTCGGGTATCATCAATTGCAACAAACTCTCTGTAAGGGAACTCATCACCAGCCGCTTCCATCTCATAGAACCTTCCTGACTGATAAGCCGTCTGTAGGTTTGTTTTAAATATTACATCAAACCTTCTTATACTCCCGTCGTCACGCAAACCAAAACCTTTTTGCACTAAAAGAGAATTAACATTTTTTTGAAACCAATCGAACCCCTTACCTTCCTGCATCGCTCTAACAAGCCCTTCGTGAATAATTTGCAGAGCGTCTGCTGATGCGGTTTTTGCGACGGTGAAGCAGTGCTCTCTGATTGCTTCAACTTGTTCCTTCCAGTTATAAGTAATCTTATACCCCTGTGATTGCAGATAATTCACCGCATCCTCGGGTGGCATATCGAACAACAATGTCAATATTTGAATTAATTCATCATTCATAAAAAATTCTTATATTTGTCAATGGATTGGAATCGAATAAAAAATTTTTGGCACTGGAAGAGGATATTGCTCTGGATAATAATCCTTTTATTACTATGGTTAAATTACCTTGTATGGTCATCATTGTTTCATCCCAAGTTCAGACCTAACTTCAAGCCTTCCTATGAGTTCAGCTGCGAACATAATACTAACAAGTTTGTTATATAATTCATCAGTATTAAGTTGTGGATATATCTCCGCAAGCCCGTCCAAAGCCTCCTCAAACGTCCCCGAGTTATTAACATAATCAAGAACAGGCTTTGTCAATCCTTCTAACATCTTCTTGGATTCCTCCAGCACCTTCTCAGCGACAACATCAATAATACCCTGTCCCGGCATACTTTTTGCTTCAAATTCATTGTTAACTGCATCTGTAATATCCGACTGCTTAATAGGCTCATTTAGATTATTCACAACAGGCAGGCTAACAGGTATTTCATTAATATCAAAGTCTTCGTCATTTAAGTAATAAGCACGTTTGATATAATCTTTTGTGAAGCTTAAACCCAACTCCTTTAACGTCTTATCCCTGTTCGCAAGGTCAAGGTCAATCTCATTGTTTTCTTCATACAGCACAAATCTTGGAATCTCAGTCGAAGAATCGAAGTTCAACGAAAACACAATCTTAATCAATTCATTGAAGAATTCTTCGACAATCCTCTTATCAGACATAATAATATCACTACGGACATCTAACTGTTGCGTCTTATTCCCAAGCTCACCAGGAACGCTTTGCCCTGCCTTGGTATGCCCCAGGAACGCCATCGAGATATCGTCCTTACAGTATTGAATCAATCGCTCAAAGATTAGGATAGAGGCTGTGTTAGACTGCCCGTTGATATTAACATCAACATTCTCTTTCACGACAGCAACACCATCCTGAATCATATTGTTGAATATGTCAACAACTTCATCTATCTGATTCTGTGAGAACACAAGTGGGACCTTAGCGATAATCCACGGGTTACCGAACTTTTCAGTATAAGTAACCCAGAACTTCAACCCCCCCTTCTTGAACGTCGCCGGCCAGAAACACTTACTAAGAATCGAGACACCGTAAGGATTAGCATAAGAGCCGTTGTTCGTAGCAACAAGGAACTTGTTTTTAGGCACCGTCTCGCCATAGTAATTATTCTTCGAGCGGAACAACAATTCGTTGTCAGGGCTAAACTGGAACCATTCAGCAGGCTTTTGCCGCACATCAACAGGAATCCAATATCCATTCACATTCTGCCAGATTATTTCGTGAACCGAATAACCGTAGCCAACTGCATCCAACACGTTATTGATAATCTTGTAGATATTCAGATTATTCAACACAGTAGTCAAGAACCTTGCCTGCTTACTCTTCGTCTTCCCTTTGTCAATATCCCATTCCAACGACAATACCCCTGCCTTTCTCGACTCCATACAACCGTGAATAAACGGGTCTGCAAGCAGCTCCTTGTAAACAGCTATCGTCTTATTAGCCTTTGACAGCACCACGTCGGGGTTAGGGAGCCACTTGATGAACTGATTGTAGTAATAGTCATTATAAGAATTAACCCTTGTGGCTATCTCGTTAATCAAACTCTTTGTCTCGTTAGTTGCCATAGTTAAAATCCTGTGGTTATTGATTGTCTTCTTGAAAGATTGATTTTAGGTATAACAAGATCACAAGCCTGCCAGAACTTTCTCCCGTGGGTATAGACCGCATAACGCTTCGCATCCATTAAGTGGTCCCGGAATTTAACCGGTTCGTCAAGAGTCCTTCCATTCTTATCCATCTTCCAGCTATAAGCCTGCTGCTCAGCAATCAAGTCAACGCTATCCTTGAGTAACATTTCTTTGAATTGCTTGACGTATTTAATCCCTGCGAACACATTCTTATCAGCAGGGTGTGCGTTGAAGCCAGACTTGTAGATTGCGTCAATTGCCCCAGGGTCTTCAGTGTCGCAATAGATATAATTATTCTTATTAGGTATTAACAACCTAAGTTTATCAATAAGCTGTTGGTTTGTCAATCCAGACTCATATAACAACTGTTTTTCATACAAAACATTTCCTTGCAACCTAATTTCAATCAATGCTGTAGGGCTATTAAAGCCAAAATCCACCCCGTAGATTGGTTCTGTGTTTGGCATAGATTTTGTTAACTGCCAGTTGGTATATATTTTATTCGGTGAAGAAGCCCACTGCCCGAGTGCATATATCTTGTAGAACTGTTCATCCTGCTCAGCAAGTCCCTCAAGGATCTTCCTGTATTGGTCAGAGAGGAACGGATTATCGTGGTATGTGCTTGTGATAATCTCTACCTCAGGCATTATCATTAACTTTTCTTTTATCCAACTGAATTCATCCGACGGGTTAAGAGTTAATATCATCTGATTACGCCCCCCAACCACTTCCTTACTTCTCAATCGTGTCCACAGAATAAGGAAGTCGTTATAATCCAACTCAATCGCCTCCTCAATCCAAATATAATTCCAATCAGTTGACTTAATCTTCTCAGGGTCATCAATCGAAGTGAAGTAGACCAAGTTGTTGTTCGCAGGCAACATTATTGTTCTCTCACTCCTGTTATGCTGACATATAGCATACCTGCCATATTCCCGGAGCAGGTCAACAAACAACTTATAAGCCGTAATCCTTAGCGATGGCAGTGTCTTCCTGCAGATAAGAATTTTAACGTTCTTTTCGTTGTTGAACTTAGTCAGTAAGTATTGGGCAGTAGAATAAGACTTTGAAGACCCCGCACCACCAACGTTAACCACAATCTCAGACTGAGAATTATACAGTTCCTCGAACACCCTTGTAACCAGCATCTCAGCACGGACTTTCTTAGGTAGGTTCGACGGCATCGTTCTCCTCGTCTTTCCTGCCAGCCTTTTTAACAATAATCGATGGCACCTCGACAACCTTCACGTCAAGTGATTCGCTCCAACCCTCCATCACCTGAAGCCATAACTTCTGACTTGCTGAGTTGGTAGCAGACAACTTATAGATGTTATATATTACTTCATCCGTCAGCACTCTAAGGGGGTGAACAACAGGCTCGAATCTAAGTGCAGCAAAATGCTTTTTAACTGTTTGCTCGGTAAGTCCAAGAGCCTTGGCAATCATTATATTCGACGGGATAACCTCGCCGTTGCTCTCTTGCAGCACCTTCAGGATATAAGCCTTAATCCTGGCGTGGTTAACGTCCCTAGTCTTGTGGCGTTTCTCCCTTTTATTTTTTGCAATCTTAATCATAAGCCTGTTAGCAATAATATCACACGTTAAAATTAACTGTTAACATGCGAATAATTTCTTGAACGGTGCAGTGAATTATTCACTGAATAATTCATTAAACTGTTCGCAAATCCGCACATAAATTCGCTATGAGTTGAAATAAATTGAGTGAAAATTATGAGTAAATATCCTTATATCCCGGTTTTCTGGTCAGGCAAACATTCGAACAAAGGTGGGAAGAAAGACTGGTCAGTTGAAGATGTGAACAAGATGTTCACAAGCACAGTTGCCAAAGGCGGTAAGATACCCTTCACAATTGACCATCCCCATAACGACCTCCCCGTTATCGGCTACACGGATTTCAGTAATATCAGGCTTGTTCAGGACGGGCAGAGAGCTATAATCGAAGTAAGACCAACAGAGTTTGCAGAATCAATACTCGAGCAGGTTAAAGCATCGGGACGCAAGAGAGTTAGTATCGCACTCTCACCTACAGACTTTTCAATCCGTCATATCGGGCTTGTTGAGAAGCCAGCCGTGAAGGACCTGCCAGCAATCCCGTTCGAAGAATCCGATGAACCAATAAAATTCGAGCTTGAGAGCGAAGAACCCTTATTCATTACTAATACCCAATCACAAGATATTACAACTGATAATAAAGGAGAATCAATGGATAGCAACAATCCAACCCCCGATCCTGTGCTGCTAAAGTTTGAACAGGAGAACGCAGAACTAAAAGCACAGATTGACAAGTTGAAAGCCGAGCAGGCTGCCATTCAGACAGAGAAGCGAATGCTTGAGTTCAAGCAATATCTGCTTGACAATCACTCAAGACAGATAACTCCTGCACTACAGCCTAAAGTCTTAAGGCTTATGATGGCTCTCGACGGGCAGCAGGAATATGAGTTCACCGAAGATGATAAGACTGTTAAAACCACCCCTCTCGAAGAGTTCAAATCTCTACTTGCGATGTTACCCGAGCAGGTGAACTTTGGTGAGTTTGCTCACGCAGGCTTAACCCCAGGCGAGATGGATAATATTCTTGACAATATCATTGATGAATTCAACAAACAACGCAAATAATTAACAATTAATATTAATAAAGGAGACAATTATGGCAAACGGAATGACTTATGTTGGCTATGGCTACGGAGAGCAGAGCATATTCGCAGATATGCACGGCACACTCGAGCTATCCGACATAACAATCCTCGCAGGTGAGGGCGAACTCACCGTCGGGACTTGCCTTGGTAAGGTTGAATCGTCTGGCAAGTATGCCAAGTGGGATACAACAACAGAAGACGGGCGACAGAACCTTAAAGGCATTCTCGGATGCGACGTGGATGCAACATCAGCCGACGTCAATGCATTTATGTATGTTCACGGAGCCTTCAATAAGGCTAAACTATCAGCCGACCAGGCGATTACCGCAGGAAGTTACACATATGGTTCAATCGTAATCAAGGAGGAATTCTAATGGCTAACAACATTGATATTTATTCATGGGAATCCTTAACCGCTGCAGTCAACAAGATTGCACCTGTTAACACATTCCTCCTGAACACAGTCTTCAAGACTGTTGTGACTCATAATTCCGACAAAGTCCTTGTTGAGATATTCACAGGCAAGCAAAAGCTCGCACGCTTCGTCAATAAGAACGAAGGACCTCAGCTAATCAGCAAGAAGGCACCATATACCGAGACAGTAACACTGCCCAGAATCTACGAAGCCAAGAACTTCACTGCTGACGAACTTGCATCACTTAAAGACACTGCAGGCGGCGTCTATGCAGGCAGCCCACAGGATGTAATATCAGCCTCAGAACGAAGAAAGCTTCTGGAGATGGCAGACCTTAACGATAGACTAACAAGACGAATCGAGCAGATGGCAGCTATAGGTTTATCAACAGGCTCTATAACAGTGTCGCAGTCTAATGTTGACTTCACAATCAACTTCCATTACAATACTGACCAGCATCTCAAGACCCTGAGCGGTGCAGACTTGTGGAGTGCGTCAACCGCAAAAATCGTTCAGAATATAAGAACCTGGAAACGTCAGATATTCCAGCTAACAGGCAAGAACGCCAACATCTGCTTGCTCGGAACAACAGCAGCCAGCTACTTCATCAATAACGATAAGATATTATCTCTGCTTGACAATTGGAACACCAAGGTTGGCACAATGGACCTCAATCAAAACATCAGCCTTGGAGCTGCTTATCTTGGCAGAATATTCGGTATTGACTTCTATGAATACTCACTGCCTTATGTTGACGACGATAACGCTGAACAAGAAGCCTTCGCAGCTAACAGAGCTGTGCTTCTTGCAGCTGATGAGAACTTCAGACAGCATTACGGACCGATTTACCGAATATCAGACAACGGAACACTAACAATACTTAACAACAAGTATCTTGCACCTTTTGTTGACGAACGCAAAACCACTCTCGAGTGGTCACTTGAATCCAAGCCGTTACCCGCAGTTCATAACCCTGACCAGGTTGTATCTGCAGTCGTATGTTAAACTTAATTCCCCGGGCTGGCAACAGTCCGGGTGCACTTATACATTATGGCATACTGCACTTACGAAGACATATTGGTTGATGTATTCCAGCGAGACCTAATCGAGCTGACCGACGATAATAATGAAAGCACAGAGCTCGAGCCGTTCTCCGCATCAATGATAGAGCTGATAGACAAATTTGTAGCTAAGGCAGACGCCATAATAGACGATTACTGCCGTGGCAACTATACGACGCCGTTCAGCCCGGTCCCTGAGACAATCAAAAACATTTCAGTTGCAATAGCAACATACCTGATATTCTCAAGACCCCGGGACCTTGAAGAAGATAACCCCAAACGGCTGAAGTATGAAGATGCAATCAGGATGCTAACAAAAATCAATGAAGGCAAGATAATTCTTGATGTTGATCCTGAACCAGAGACCGAAGACACCGTTGGTATATCAATCAACAAGACAAGTTCAGACAGAATATTCAGTAAAACCATATTAACACAGATGCCGTGATTAAGGAATCAGACATAGAGAGCAAGATAATAGACTTATTGTCAGCGGATACCACATTGAAGAAACTCACACTTAAGGCTACCGTGCTTGCTCTTAATCCGTTGGACTACGAAGTCAACAACGACCTCGGAGCAATCCTTGTGTCCTGCAACGGCTCTGATGCGTCGCAGGAATTATTCACCAAAGCCAAATTCCATCGTGAGTTCAGATTTGTTGTTGCCCTTGGTGTCCGCAATCTAACCTCGAACACAGAGTTGTGGAGTTATAAAACCCTGATTACATCAGTGCTTGATTACGTCAAGCCGTGGACTACTATGAGCAGGATATACCCGATTAATGACTTCCCGAAGTTCCCTACTCCGATTAACGGAATCTTCTGGATTGAGATGAACTATAGAATTAACAACTATATGAGTTAACAATGGCAAATAAAGTAATAATATGTTCAGACAAAAGCCTTGCAAGCAGCTATACGTCAGACTGGATTCCACTCGGTGAATCAGGTAGTGCAGCTGCAAATTCTTCACTTCAGATATCGTGGACCGGAGCCGACGCAACCGACGGAACAATTGCAATAGAGCTTAGTAACGACGGCACAATACCAACCGTCCTGAGAACTATTACAATCAGCTCCGCTTCAAACACAACTGATGCAGATATGACAATCATAACCGCATCAGTTCTCTATCTACGAATCAAATACAGCAAAGGCAGCAACACAGCAGGAACATTCACAGCAACCTTGTTCTACAATCACGGAGCGAGCTAATGCCAGCAACTTATTATCCATCACAGAGCGGAAGCAGCACTTGGGGTTCTATAACAGGAACTCTGTCCAACCAAACAGACTTGAATAATGAATTAATTGCAAAGACTGATAAGGAAATAACCGTTGTTGCAAATGAAAGTATAACAGCAGGAACACCTGTTATGCTTGATTGGGTAACAGGCAAAGCACGTAAACCAAAAAGGTTTCATACGATACGATACAGTGCATATTTAAATGGAATATCAGGTTGGGCTGCACAATATCCCGTCACATCGTTAAGTTTGGGTGATGGAAGAATAGTATATTTTACTACAGGCACTTCTACGGTTCTATATATATTTAATGCAAATACTGATACTTGGGGAGTATCAACTACTGTTAAGTCGGCAGTAGGAACATACAAAGGAATGTATTGGGATGCATTAACAGAAAGATTAGTTGTTACTTACATTGCAAGTTCTATTCATTATTACAGAATGTTTACGATAAGTGGGAATACAATTACAGCTGTTAACACAGAAGCACAGATTGGAACATCAACTACTACGTTAGAAAATTCGTTATGCGGAGATGGTCAAGGAACAGTATTTGCATCAACATATATGTCAAGCTGGGGCAATATAGTAGCAGGAATAATAGATCCAATAAATAATGTTGTTAATTGGGGAACTGCTATAGGTATAACAAGCGGGACTACTGTTAACATTTGTTTTTTAAACTTTTCAGGAACAAAGCGTATTTGTGTTATATATCCTAATAGCAATACCACAGTTAAGCTATATTCATATTCTGGAACTACTTTTACATTAATATCAACTACGGTTGTTCATAGTAATTCTATGACAGGGGGAGCTATATCAAGAATATCAACAGATGGCAACAGTAAGGTTGCAGTTATTAGAAGTCATAGTAGCGGTGGTTCAGCAGACAAACAATCGTTTTTGCTTGTATTTAATGTCACAGAAAGTTCGGTTTCTAATGGGAATATCTATATGTTTGACAATATACGTTGCGATTCAGTTGATATGGTTTATGACGCAGTAACAAAATACTTTGTTGTAAGTCATCACTCAACACAATCTGGGATTGTAAGATGTTTCGCTTTTGATTTGGTAAATGGTAAATTGATGATATCAAAACCATTCGGCAGAACGTCTCTATATCAAAGTGCAAGTTCAGGTTATGTATATCCGACTATGTGCTACGATGCATACCTTGATTTAATTGTATATGGTTTGAAAGCTTTTACAGAAACAGCAGGTAATTACTATGTATTTAACAATGCTTACGATGAAAGAATGTTTGTTATAGGTATTGCAAAAAACACTGTTAACACTGATGACAATCTTACTATTGTTTTGAATGGAATAATAGATTTAAGTAATGCAGTTGTAGGAGGATTATATAATATTAATAATACAGGTAATATAGCTTTAGACAAAACGAATTTTCCTATTGGAATTGGATTGCCAAATAATAAATTATTAATCAAAATGGATAATTGGGAGGTAGCACCATAATGAATATAATAGTAGATAACAATAATGTTGTATGGTATTGGGATGAAGGAACAATTACCCGAATCGATGATTACAATTGGCGTGGAACTGATAAAATTATTGCTGACCCTGTTCCATTAATAAGTAAAGTTGTAGAAGTAAATTCAATACCAAGCGACATTGAAATAGCTAAATATCGTTACATTAACAATCAATTTGAGCTTAATCCAGAATATTAGAAAAGGAAATAGTTATGGCAAAAGAAAGAGAAATACTACTAAGCAAACATAATAGTAAGTATGATGAGCAACTTGGCAAGAATAGACTGAAGCTGATGGGAACAGTTAAGTGTCCATCTTGCAAGAAATTCAGCATAGTTAAGAGCGAAGTTAACACAGCCGAGAACATACCAAACCCACTGACGGCTGATGATTTGCCATTGGGGATTTATCTTATTTATAAATGCACGACTAAAAATTGTGATTATGAGAAGCGAGTATTAATAAACGTGGAAATGTAGATGACGGAACAAACAAAAAACAGGGTTAATGAGTGGGTAAAAATAGGCATAACAGCAATAATCATACCAATAATCGCATATTTCGGTGCGATATTGATACAAATACAGAAGGACATAATTGAGCTAAAGATAGAGGTTAAGAGTTATCAGGTTCAAATCAACGAATTGAGGCAGGACGTGAAAGAAGTCAAACGTTGGCAGTTAGAGATGGAACACAATCAATTGAGGTGAATAAATGCCAAAATTATCGGAAAAAAGCTTGAAATTGTTACAGGACGCACACGCGGATTTACGGCGTTTATTCATTGAAGCAATAAACTATGTTGACTTCACAGTAGTATGCGTCCATAGAGGCAAGAAGGAGCAAGACGAGGCTTATGCAAAAGGGCATTCAAAGGTTAAATACCCAAACTCAAAGCATAACAAACTACCATCTCTCGCAGTGGATATTCAACCTTATCCGATAAGCAAGAACAAGACAAAGAATTATGGTCAATTCTATTACCTTGGTGGCTTTATAACAGTGTTAGCAGAATGGTTATACAAAGAAGGCAAGATAAAGAATAAAATACGTTGGGGTGGAGATTGGAACAAGAACTTCGATGTTACAGATAACAATTTTAACGATTTATATCACTATGAGATAATTGAATGATATCCACGGCAGCATCGGGTTATTGTAACTCCGAAAAACTCCTTATGATTCCACGCCCCGGTGCTGTCAATTATAAGAGGTGATTATGTTGCAAAGGATTATAGAGTTCTTGAAGAAAAACAGCAAGTATATACCATTAGCTTATGAGCTAATTAAGGAACTAATTAAGTTATTCAAGAAAAAGAAAGAAGATAAGAAATGAGCGAAGATATACCTAGATATAATCCCAGGGTTCACGGACTCATTGAACCTGTGGACATGAAGTTTATTCAGCGAACAGCTGATGAAATTGCAAAGGAGCAAGGTATTGATATAACCAAGCTACGTCCCGGCGAAGTATGGCGTAAACTTGATTATAAGCAAACAGAAGTGTTCAGCTATATAAAAGAAGGCAAGTTCAGATTATCAATAACGAGTTTGTTTTACGATATAGTCAAACTTGTCAGCAATTCAGGTAAGTATATAGAACTATTATACATTATTGTTAAACTATTATTGAAAGGAAGAAACATGTTCAGGGATCCCAAAACAACTATTACAGCTATTGTGAAGTTCGTCGTGATTGTGCTCAGCTTAATAGGTATCAACTTACTACCTGAGCAACAGGATACAATTCTGCAGTTTGGTCTTGCACTCTATGCACTGATTCAGCTAATACAAGGTTGGTTTACTAAAGATACAGACAAGAAATGAGTTTCGACCCAACGGTTAAGCTCACGATGAGCACAGGGAACAAACGGCTTAGTTATGCTGGCTGGTTTCATGAGTTCGAAATTGAAGACAC